CTAAAACAGAGGTAACAACTGATGGCACTACAGACAAGGAAACAGTCGATTCTGATTGAGACAGAAAGTAGTTACAATGATGGTAATACTACTCCTGATGGAGCAGATGCCATATTGGTAACTGAATTGAATGTTACTCCAATAGCTAGTGATGTTGTTTCGAGAGATTATGTAAGACCATATCTAGGTGCATCAGAACAATTATTAGCAAACTCAAGAGTAGAAGTTTCTTTTTCAGTGGAATTAGTAGGATCGGGCGCAGCTGGTACAGCACCTGGCTATTCCAAAGCGTTACTTGCGTGTGGTTTGTCTGAAACGGTTTCAGCGGATACATCTGTCACATATGCCCCAGTTAGTGCAGCGTTTAGTTCTCTCGCTATCTTTGTAGAGTTAGGTGGTAGTTTAACTAATGAGAATGTCCTACATAAAATCAGAGGATGTCGAGGAAATGTTTCATTAGAAGCATCCGTTGGTGAAATTCCAAAGCTGAATTTTTCCTTTACTGGGATTTATGAAGTTCCAATAAACTTGAATGCATTGACAACTCCTACTTATAACCATCAACCAACACCATTATTGTTTAAAGCTGGTAATACATCTGGTTTTAATCTTCATGGACATGAAGCTGGTTTAAATTCAATATCAATGGATTTAGGTAATAGTATTGTTTATAGAGAAGTAATTGGTAATACAAGTACTAAAGAAGTCTTGCTTACTGATAGGGCAACTAATGGTTCAGTTGTTATTGATGCTGTAAAACCAGGAACTAAAGATTTCTTCACTGCTGCACAAACAGATGGCACATTAGGAAACTTAGCGTTCTTGCATGGAAGTGTTGCTGGTAATAAAGTACAACTTACTTCTACCAAAGCAGACCTCGGTGATATTAGTTATGGAGATTCTGATGGAATCCTAACAATGGAGATTCCTTATACATTAATACCAAGTGCTTCTGGTAATGACGAATTTTCGCTAATTTATACTTAGATTTTTGTTGACTAAGTAGTTAGAATAAGAAGGTATATATTTGTTTTTTATTTTTATGGCATTTATCAGAAAGAAAACTAAAGTTTTCCCTTGGAATGTAACCATCCTTAGTCCTTCAGAAACTAAGCCAAGTGTGATGGAGGAACAACAATTTGTTGTTAAGTTTAAAAGGTTAGGTAGGAAAGAACTTACGGCTTTTGATGAATTACCAGAAGACAAAGCTTTAGAAACAATTGTTCAAGGATGGGAAGGTTTTACCGAGGAAGACGGTACTGAAATTCCATTTAATAAAAAAAACTTGCATGAGTTAGCAGATGATGTTGATTTTGTTACTGGTGTAATAGCAGCTTATAAAGAATTTTATCAAGGAGCAGAAGTAAAAAACTAGAAGGTGCTGCTGTCCATTGGGCTGGCGGTGGCAAAGAGGTAATTGATACATCTGCTGATCTTCTGAGGAAATTAGGAGTAGAAGAATCAAAGTTGCCCAAAAAAGAAGAAAATAATAATGATTATGAAGTATGGGATATTAATTGGGATATTGTGCAGATGTTTCTTAGAATGAGTACACAATGGTCTACTTCCTTTGGAGGTTATGTAGGATTAAAATATGAGGTATTATTATTACAAGGAGGACTCTTTGATCTTTATCAAGTTAAGGATAGAGAAAAAATGTTAGAAGGATTAAGAATCATGGAGTTTGCTGCTCTTAAAGAATTGAATAAAGAGGCTAAGAAATAATGGCGCAAAAAATAGATAAGATTTTATTACAACTTGAGATGAAGGGTTTTCCTTTACTCAAGAGTGTAGGAAAAGATTTTAATAATTTATCTAAAGGTTTAAAGTTAACGACAGTAGAAGTTAAATCATTTGCTGAAGAAATAAACAATACAACTAAATTCAAATCACAAAATGAGTTTAAAGCTCAAATCAGTCTTCTTAAAACATTGCGTAGTAATGTCGCAATGGGCAGTGCTGCATATAACCAATTAGGAATAGCAATAAGAAATGTAGCATCTGAAATGAACAACCCTAAATTGGGTCGTGCAGGGGTTGCAGCAAGAAAACAATATCAAGCTAGAGGGAATATGGGATTTGGCTTTAAAGCCTTTTCTCAAGATGCAACTGAGATTACTACTAGAGCAAACATAGCTGCAAGTGGTCGTGCGTTTTTAGCAAGTGCTGATGCTCAACTAAGACCTATAAGTGGTTTAGCCCAACAAATTCAGCAAATAGGTTTAGCTCAAGTAGACGCACAGTTCCAAAGGCTTGGTCAATCTGTTTCTAAGGTAAGAGGAGATATATTAGCTGCTGCTAAAGCTGGTGGTAATAATGTTAATGCATTAAATGCACAAAGAGCAGCATTAGAAACTCTCAGAAATGGTGTAGAACTTGGCAGTCAGAAATTTAAGCAACTTACCAGAGATATACAAGCAGTTGATCGTCAACTAAATAAATTAACTAAGTTTAGTAGTAAGAGTCTTTTAGGTGCTGGTCAAGGGTTGTTAGGTGCTGCATTTGTTGGTGGTGGGGCTGGATTGGCTGGTGGTTTAACTGGTATAGGGATTGAGGCTTTAAGACCAGGTGGTAATTTACAGCAAGGTGCTATAACTGGAGGCTTGGTTGGAAGTCAGTTAATTAGCCCTGTTGCTGGATTTATTAGTCAATCCGCGCAGTATACAGCTTCTTTAGATAAAGCAAAAATAGCATTAAGAGGACTTATAGGAAATCAAGAAGATTTTGAAGTAGCTTTAAGGGCTGCAAATAGAGCTACTGAGGAATTTAATGTACCTCAAGAAGTAGCTATAAGAGGTATGCAAAGATTAAGTGCTGCGGTTATAGGTGCTGGAGGAAATGTTCATAATGCCGAAGAAGCTTTTATAAATACTGTTGCAGCTATCAAAGCTACAGGTGGAACAGCGGATGATGTTAAGTCTGCGATAACAGCGATGGTGCAGATCTTCTCGAAGGGTCGTGTGTCCGCAGAAGAGCTTTCGGGTCAATTGGGCGAAAGATTCCCAGCAGCCGTAACGCAGTTTGCAAAAGCTAATAACATGAGTACGGAGACATTACAAGCAAATCTTAAAGCTGGTACTGTTGGCTTAGATATGCTCTCTAAATTTATTGCAAGTTTAGGTGACGAGTATGTTCCTCTTGCTAAAGAAATAGCTCGTTCTAACGAAGAAGCTGGAGCTAGGTTGGTGATTGCCACCAATAAAATGAGAATTGCAATTGGTAAAAACTTTAAAGATATTGGTGCAGAGTTTCAGATTTTACAAGCTGAATTAATGACTGAATTAGCTCCAAGTATAGGAGAACTTGCGAAAATAGCTGTAAGTGGATTGAGTATTCTTGTAGACACAATTAAAATAGTTGTTGGTAGTTTTGACGAACTTGGTGTTGCGTTAAAAGCAGTCACAGCAGCTTTTATAACACTGAAAATTACTTCTATCATTGCATCGTTTAAATCTTTAAGCCAAGTCATGTTAGGGGTGGCAGCAGCATTAGGTAAGGTTACTGCGATGCTTACCGCAGCTACAGCAGCACAAAAAGGATTTAATCTTGCAGTGCTTAAAAATAAATATGTGATTTTAGCAGCAAGTATTGTTGCTGCGATTAAGTTAATAGATGAGTACAAGGCAAGACAAAAAGGTATTTTAGATGATGCAAATAAAGGTTTTAGTGATTTGAGTACAAAATCAAAAGTTGAATTAAACCTAGATTTAAAATCATCAGAAGAAAATATAAAAAGACTAAGAACGGAATTTGAAAATATTATGGGTGGTGAATATCAAATGGATGCTGCTGGTAAAACTGTTTTTAAAAGCAAATCAGCATTGCGAAAAGAAATTTTAGATGAAATACAATTAGAACAAGGAAAAATAAGTGAAATTAAAAATACATTAGGCATTCTTGGAGATAAAAATGTATTTGCCCCTGCGGTGGGTGCTAACACCAAAACGAAAGAGCTATTAGATTTAGAAACTGGTTTAATTCAAGCAATGAAAGATAAAAATAAAGAATTACAGTTAGAGACAAAATTAAAAATAGATTTAGAAAAATTAAATATAAAATTTGATAAGAAGATGAAAGGTACTGGTAAAGATAAACAACTTAGTGAAGCAGATAAACAAGATAAAGCGAATCAAGCAAATCAATTAAATCTTAAATATGAAAGTGATTTATTTAAGTTAAAAATGAAACAAAAAACAGTTAATGAGTCAGTTTTGCATGAACTTGGGCTTATAACAGACGAAAGAAAAGAACAATTAGATCTTGAAAATAGAGCAAAAATTATAGCAGAAAATCATAGAGATATTTTAATAACTCATGGACTAATAACAGAAGATAATAAGGTCAAGATGGAAGAGTTAATTGAGTTGCTTAAGCAAGGTAAAATTGAAATTGATGGCACAAAATTTGGAGAAGCTGGAGTTCTTAAGAACTTTAAGGATGAATTAGAGAATGTTGGTACAGCTATGGAAAATATAGTTGTAAATGGATTTACAAAGATGGAAGATGCTTTAGTTAATTTTGTAACGACAGGAAAATTAAATTTCCGTGATTTAGCAAATTCTATAATTTCTGATTTAACAAGAATGTTTGTCAGAGCAGCAATTACCAAGCCTTTATTTAGCTTTTTATTCCCAAATCTTGCTAATGGTGGAGTTGTTAGTGGTGGTGAGTTGCTTGAAAGTGCCAAAGGAAATGTATTTGCTAAAAACAAGATTGTTCCCTATGCAAAGGGCGGTGTATTAAGTCAGTATACAAATCAAGGAATTGTGTCTCGCCCTACATTATTCCCTATGGCGGACGGGATGGGCTTAATGGGCGAAGCTGGAGCAGAAGCGGTCATGCCGCTTAAGCGTACACGACAAGGACGGTTAGGAGTTGAAGCTTCTGGAGGAGGAGGTAATATTGTTAATGTAACTGTTAATGCTAGTGGCACATCTGCTGATGGTAATAC